TGTAGATGGGAATAAGGCTATTGATATTGGGTTAAAAAATGAATGGATTGCTAGAACAAAAAAAGCAGCCAAACAGATTTTAACAAAAACTGATTGGTATGCTATACGAAAAGCTGAAGCTGGAACAGAAATTCCATCTGATATAGCTACATTTAGAGCAAAAATTAGGACAGAAAGTAAAGCAATTGAGGACAAGATCAATGCTTGTTCTAGCCTAGCAGATTTCCAAGCTCTCTTTAATAAGCCAGAGAGTGGTGGTAATGCTCCAATTTTTGATTTTAGTATGAGTTAAAAATGACAAAGCAAGATATAAACGCGATATTAATGGAATTAAGTGTATTGAAAAATGATATGTATCATTTTCGTCAAGATATGGAACGTAGAGTTTCAAGGCTTGAAAAAGTTGTTATATCGATAACAGCTTTTTATGTAATTAGTTCGTTTGGAGTAATTTTTAATACGATTGTTTTGTAAGGAGTAGTGAATGTTCGATCCTGGATCTGTGACAGTGGCGTTGGGGGTGGCTTCCTCGGCAATGTCGCAAATCAAGAAATTTTACGATCATGGAAAAGACCTATCGAGCATGAGTTCTGAGATCGGAAAGTGGATGTCGGCATCTTCTGAGATTGACGAAATAGAGAAAGGGGCAAAGAACCCTACTCTATTTCGCAAACTCCTTAGTGGTAAGGGTGTTGAGGGTCTTGCATTTGAAGCGTTTCAGGCAAAAAAGAAGCTTGCCGAGGACAGATATTCGTTGGAGCAAATGATAAAGCTCAGATATGGCAGCCATGCCTGGGCAGAATTAATTGAGATGGAAGGTAAAATTAGACGCAGAATAAGGGATGAGAAGTATGCGCGTTTACAATTTAGGGAAAAGGTCATCCAGTATATCGTTCTGTCTGTTACCCTCATCATTGGTGTTGCCATTCTTCTTTGGTTTTCTTATGGTCTTCTTTTGCTGGACAGAGGTGAGATCGGATGAACAAACACATTGGAGCAAGAACACAGAACGTATGGACAATGGCAAACTTACAACGTGTCGATTGGCAAAAAGAGTACGCAAAAAAGCTTTTTCTGGAGGTAGATGGTTGACAGAGTATTTCTGCATATATGAGGGAGCAAACAAAACAATGGAAACAATGTCTATTGGTGTTTATGAGGGTCAATGTCCTCCCACCTATGTTTGTAAGTACGATCCGAACCCAAAAATCACAATAGATAGTATAATGAAATCAATAAAAAAGGCACTAGAATGACACCAGAAACACTTAATAGATGGCAAATAGTTCCTCGATTTATGATGATTGTTATGACACTTGTTTACATCAGATGTATCGAGTTTGCTCTATCTCAACCAGAGTTAAGTACACAAATGGCATCACTAATTTCGGTTGTAACAGGGGCAATGACAGGATCTTTTGCCGTTTTCATTAACAAGGAATCCAAAGGAGGTGGCAATGATCGGTCAAATTCTTAGTTCAGTAGTTGGTTTAGGCACAAGTTTTCTGGACTCCAAAGCGCAGATCCAGAAAGCAAAAGCTGTAAAAGAACAAAAAATAGCCGAGGGTACAGCTAACTGGGAAACGATGGCAATGGACGCATCGAAAGGCAGTTTTAAAGATGAACTGTGGACAATAGTTTTTGTTCTAATACTTGTAGCAAACTTTATTCCCTGGGGTGGTATGCAAGACATTATGCAGAGAGGGTTTGAAAACTTAGAAAAATGCCCAGAATGGATAACATACGGAATGTATGCAAGCATTGCAGCAAGTTTTGGGTTAAGATCGTTTAGCAAACTAAGGAGAAAATAAGTGGCTAGAGTCGATAAAAGCAAAATGCCATGCAACAAACCACGCAGATCCATATCTGGTGGCAAAAAGTCTGTTGTTAAGGCGTGTAAAAACGGAAAAGAAAAGATTATTCGTTTTGGGGATGCCAACATGAAGATCAAGAAAAGCAATCCAGCAAGGCGTAAGAGTTTTAGAGCAAGGCATAGGTGCGATACGGCAACTGATAAGTTTTCGGCACGTTACTGGTCTTGTAGAGCTTGGTAGAAAGGAGCAAAATATGACTAAACGTGGACTATATGCAAACATAAATGCGCGAAAGAAAAAGGGAATAAGTCGATCTAAGAAAAACTCGACAATAACCCCAAAAGCTTATGCAAATATGAAAGCTGGCTTTCCAAACAGCAAAAAAAATAAAAATAAAACATAGGAGAGGTAAAAATGTACGGCAAGAAAAAAACAGGCAATGCTGGGATGACTAAAAAAACCAAAAAACTTACAAATGCTCAAAAAACACTTCCTAAATTTTTGCAAAAGAAAATCATAAAATCCAAAACAAAGAAAAACGCATGACTTTTAAATTATCAAATCGTTCACTCGGAAAATTAGAAGGAGTTTATCCAGATCTCGTAGCAACAGTAAAACGTGCCATTGAAATTACGGAAGTTGATTTTGGTGTTACGGCTGGAGTAAGGGATCTGGAAACTCAAAAAAAGCTTGTCCAGCAAGGCAGAAGCCAGACCATGAAATCGCGTCATTTAATTCAAGATGATGGCTATAGCTGGGCAGTAGATCTCCTGGCATACGATCAAGACGGCAACGTATGCTGGGAACACAATATGTATTGTAAAATCGGTAATGCAATAATAACGGCTGCAAAAGAAGTTGGTATGAAAAACCTACGTTGGGGCAACGCATGGCATATCAAAGATGTTTGTAAGCCTAACATGACTTGCGAACAAATGATGGATGAGTATATAGACGTTAGAAAGGCAGAAGGAAGATCTTATTTTCTTGATGCACCTCACTGGGAAAAATATGAATAAACAAGTAAAAATAAGCGAACTAGATAAGAAAATTGCAGCAGCCAAACGCCAACAAAGAGCGTTAGAATGTCGTAATGACCTATTAAAGTTTGTTAAATTTACTATGCCAGATCCAGATGATCCAGATAACCTAGAACTATCTATGTTTAAAGATGCCAAACATCACAGAGCGTTAGCAAAGGTTCTGGAAAAGGTAGAAAAAGGTCATTATCCTAGATTAATTGTATCTATGCCACCTCGTCATGGTAAATCGGAATTAGTTTCCAGAAGATTTGTTCCTTGGTTGCAAGGAAAAGATAGTTATCGAAACGTGATCTTCGCTACTTATAATGAAGATTTCGCAAAGGACTTTGGTGCTGATGTCAGAAATATTATGACAACACCTCAATACGCACAAATATTTCCCAAGTTCACTTTTCGTAAAGGTGGTGCATCAAAGTCCAGAATACAAACTGGATCTGGGGGTATGTCCGTTTTTGTTGGTAGAGGTGGATCTATAACTGGTCGTGGTGGAGATTTTGTAATACTAGATGATCCTATTAAGGATAGCTTAGAAGCCAACTCCCCTACTCTCAGAGAACAGCTATGGCAATGGTTTACCCAGGTTCTTATGACTCGTTTGATGACAGCAAGCGCATCAATAGTTATTGTGCAGACTCGTTGGCATGAAGACGATCTTATTGGTCGATTAACAGACCCAACTAACCCACATTTTTCAGAAGAAGAAGCATCAAAGTGGAAAATAATTAATTTACCAGCACTTGCTGGAGAAGATGATCCATTGGGGCGTAAGCCTGGAGAACTTTTATGGAAAGAACGCTTTGATATGGATTTTATGGAAGCGCAAAGACGTTTAGATCCAAGAGGTTTTCATGCTTTGTATCAAGGACAACCCACTCCAGAGGACGGAGATCTGTTTCAAAGAGCAGATTTAGTCTTTTACAATAAAGATGAATTGCCAGACGATTTAAGAATATACGTTGCATCCGATCATGCAGTAGGAACAGACAAAACACGCAATGATGCAACTTGTTTGTTAGTGGTTGGCGTAGATAGGTTTGATGATATATACTTACTTGATTGCTGGTGGGAAAAAAGATCGGTAGACAAGGTTGTTAATGCAATGTTAGACATTATGAAACAATACAAACCACTTGTTTGGTGGGCAGAAAAAGGACATATAAGTAAATCTATTAGACCATTCTTACAAAAACGTATGGCAGAAGAAAAAGTATATTGTCGAATTGAGGAAGTTACCCCAGTACATAACAAAGTGCAAAGATCACAATCTATAATGGGTAGAGTAGCAATGAAAAAGGTTAAATTACCAAAATATTCAGCATGGACACAAAAAGCTGTCGATGAAATATTAAAGTTTCCTAACTCTAGACATGATGATTTTGTTGACGCATTAGCTTGGATCGGTATGGGATTAGCAAAATTAACTGCTCCTGGAGGTAGTGCAGTTAAAGAAGATCCAACACCAAAAGTAGGTACTTTAGCTTGGGTTAAGTGGGATTCAAGGCAAAGAGAACTAGCTGAAATGAGAGAAAACAACGCTGGAGGTTGGTAATGCCACATGAAGATGATAAAGAACTAGAAATAACAGTTGTAGAAGAAGAAAAACCAGAGCCTTCAATAAGAAGAAAAGCTCTTGTTTCTGATTGGCTTGCAAAAATAAAGTCTGCAAAAGGGCATTTTCAAGACGATTTTGATAAAATGCGTAGAGATATGGACGCAGCTCTTAATGGTTTTGATGACACACAATGGGATGATGATAATTATGTTGCAAATATATTACAGCGTCACGTTCAACAAAGAACAGCGTC